TACTTTTCTTACTGTAAATAGCTTTTGAGTAGTATTTTTTACCCCGTCTAAATTTGTTATGTAATTTTCATTTAACAAATATGCATTGACATTTATATCAAATGATGTTTTGATATTACGATCTTCACCTTCATTGATTTCTTGTTCGATGCTATAACTGTCTATTCTGGCTCTGAACTTAAATCTTTCAGCGTCTCCCCAGTAATCTTTAGCTGCATAATTGATTTGTTCCAACAGCTTATTGTTTTGATCTACATAATCAGTCCAAATGATACATTCGTATGTAATATTTACTTGAACTGGTAAACTTACACTGTAAATTTGTTTGGTTGGCTTGCTTGCAAACGCACCTTTGTTCATCAAATCAAATCTGTCATATTTGTTTTTCTCGCTATAATTCATTATGGTTTCATAACTCAAATAACGGTTAAATGTTGCAAGATCTTTGTTATTTTCTACACTTTTTCTACGAATCATAACAGCTGGCAACAATATTTTGCCTTGATTATCTCTGATATGACCAAACTTTTTCATAGCAAACCATCTTTCTGGATTGCCATATATAATTGGCACCTTGACAACTTCACCATTATCGTTTACTTGTAGTCTTAGAGTATTGTCCAATGTGTTGATAATAGCTGTATCAACGTCCAATAACGTTACAGTAAAATTCTTTTGTTTATCTGTGTCACGACGAGTTGCGTTGGCTCTATTATAGAACTTTTTAACATCTGATTGCGCAGATGCGTTTTCAATAGGATTTGGTGGCGGATTTGTATTGTATTTGGACCCCAAGCCATAAATTATGTTTGTCTTTCTACTAGGTTAATTTTGCTTAGTCTTGTGTAATGAGTATTAACAATCAAACTCCAAGACTTATCAGGATGACCACCCAAGAATTGTTCTTGAACTACGTTATCAATTTCGTAATAACGTTCATTGTAAAGCACCAAATCGCCAATTTCTGGGAAATAGTTCGTGGTAATACAATCACGTTCTCTAAATCTGTAAACAATATCTTGTTTTCTATCAGGTCCGTATCCTTGATTTTCTGTGTTAATGTCTTCACGTTGCACCAAACAACTCAAGTCTATACCAGAGTAAAAAACCTTACCCTTATCACTACTGCTTTCACCGTAGATATTGGTATTTGTTTCATAAGCTGCAATTTTAAATACTTGTACAACGCATTCAATTATATCACCAATTAATTCAGAATTAACACTTCCCAAAAAATTTATATCTCTTGGAGAAAAGTATCTACCGGGAGAATAATTATTGTTATAAATACCCACATCTTTACGTGTAGATGTCCAGTATTGTTTAAAAGCTGGATTTTGTTTAGGGTATTGTGGTGATACAGGTGCTGCCATAAATTATCCTATATAAATGTGTAGTGGCACTCTGGAAAGCATCTTATTCATTTCTTCGCTTTCCTTACCTTTATTTTCCAATTGATTGACGCGTAAGGTTTTCTCCAACATATCTCTCAATTTATCAAGCAATGTGTCTTTTTCCTCCTTGGCTTCAGAACGTAACTCCGCACCGTCAAGAGTTACTTCGCCACCTGGAATTGGTACTGTACTATATTTTTGTAATATACGACCCAACGTTTCTTTGCACAAAGCCAAGAAATATTTCTTGATCCACTGTTTGCCTGGTTGATTTATCTTACAATATGTACAGTATTCGTATGGTATATCACTTGGATCGCTAATGTATTCATAACGAGATCCACTGTAGAAGTTTGTGATATCACGTTCACTTTCAACTATATAATCTATATAAACTTTGAAATTGTCGGTTGGAATTGGAAATATTCTCAACTTATTATTACCTAGAATTTCAAAACTATATGCGCTTTTACGAACCATGTCATTAAACTCAATAGCTTGTACACGTTCCAAGTCTTCAAAGATCGGAGTCATTAAGAATTGTGTAGCAGGACTGTATGCGCTAAATCCCATTTCTGTTAGTACGTTACTATAACTCATACCAGTCATACTAAACGGATCATAAATACGAGCAATTGCTGGTGGTCTTTGGTGAAATACACGTTTAACTTCGATACGAGAACCTGTCAAGTGTTCAATATCTTTGCCAATCAATTGATTTAAGTCATAAACTTGTTGTGTGCTGCTTGGATTAACACTGCCGCTGACAGTAATATAATTGCGTTTAACTTCATATTCACCACCAACAAGTGCTTCTGCACCGTATTGTTTGCTCAATTGAATTATAAAAGGCAATCCTGTACTTTTTACTCCTAGACCTGTTAAATTTTTGTATTGATTTTGTGGTAATCCTTGTAAATTTACCATATTATTAACGATGTTGAATTCGTTAACTACACGGTTATATTCCAATACAGATTCTTCAAAACAGGCATAAAAATTAACATCGATCATTTCAATATCGACAATAGGATAACCCAAACGTTTTGCTGCCCACATAGCACTACTACTACAATCATTTTCAAAAGTAGTTTCGCCAGATCCTGTGTTGCAACTTTCGCTTAAGTAATAACCAAATGGCACAGTGTTTTGAGTAACACTACTACCACTCCCAGGCCATCTTACCCTATCTTGATCTAAATTAGCACTCATTAATTATAAATATCTCTTGACTGAGATAATACAACTAAATTAGTGAATTAGTAACCAAGTTCCTATTACATCTGCTCTATTTGCACTATCATCGCCATCGCCTGGTTTAACAATAACATTCCATTTTGGCATAACTCCCACAGGAATACTCATCATTTCGTCGTAAGTAATAACACTATCTTCAGGTACGTTATATTTTAATGCCAACTTTTTCTTTAAAATATCAATAGCTGCTGGCGATTTATAAACCAACTTTTTAATTAATTTAGGTTGTTTGTTGGGTTTTTTTGGATCTGGTATAAAATCTGGATCGGGAATTTCCATTCTATCAACCAAATCAGCAAACATTTGTTTTGGTACTACCGTAGAATGTTTAGTGGTTTGTAGATTTATTTGTTTTTCTTGATCTGGTTTTGCACCAGCACTAAAATTCATTTTGAAATTTACTGGCTTATCACCTTTAGCAACACTTGCCATCTTGGTATAAGCGTAGAAATCTACATCGGGAAACATTCTAGCAACATTATATGCTAAATTCAAATAATCTTCACTAAAGAAATCACCAGAATCGTGCCATCTGATTACTGTTTTGACTTTCTTCTTTTTATTTTTATCATATGCGGATTTAATTTCAGCTGCCAACATATTTCTATAACCTTCTGGGTCATTTAACAAAAAGTTAAGTTGTCTTGTTTGTGATGTGTTAACAGGCATATATTGTACATAACCGCCTTTTTTAGCATAACAATAAACTTTACACGCACCTGCGCCTGGACAAGTATTTATGATAACAAACTTTTGATTTTTTTCGTCATATCCAAGACCTTGCAAAGCTGGCAATCCTATATTATAAAACTGAGTACTTTCTCCGCCACTGTGTGAGATTTTTTCATTTTGTTTTAAAATCTTATCAGGTCGTGTTGTAATATGGGTTTTTAACTTAGATAAATCAAACTTGCGTCCATTTGGATCTACGATTTGTATTTCTCTTGCAAGTTTCGGATGTACATATGGAAACTTAAATTTATCAGTTGGATCTTTTGTAGTAACGTATTTTTGTTTGCCTTTTTTATCCAATTTAGGTAATCCAGTTTTTTTGTAAAAGTCAGGTTTACCGGCGGATCTATCCAAATATCCTTGTAGTGCATCAGAAGGCAATTCTGTGGTGCCAGCGCCTAACATATCAGCTTCGTCTAATTCAGTTTCAAATTCAGATTCTGGTCCTAATTCTTGTGCTACAAATGAATCAAGTGATTGAATAGCTGATGATGGCAATCCAATTCCTTCATACATTTTAGCTTCTGTTAATAAATCGATAAATTTCATACGTGTTTTGTTATTTTTACTTTTAAATTACCAGTGCCTTTTATTACACGGTGATATGTTTCTTTGGGTATAAATATTGTTTCTTTAAGTAATTGTGGTAGATTATTGTCCAATTGAAACTGCCAATCTATATTTTCTATAACTTCTATAGTTCTATCTTCTTTGTCTATATGCCATTCCAATTCGTGCGTATCTACATCAGTACTAAATTCTCTTATATACTGATTGTTACCCACGGATTTTTCTGTGAACGGCAAATCCATTACCAATACTTTCCTCGTCCTTTGTTACCAAGAGAACGCATTCTGTGACTACGGCAACTCCAGTATCCAGCGGTAGTTCTATCTTTCTTTTGACTACATCTATGTCTAGCAGCAAAACTCTTACGACGAGCCTTGTTACCAGCTCTACTTCTCATATTTGGATCACCAAATGTTACTTTTTTAACTTTGCCATTCTTGGATTTAACATATACAGCATACTTTTTAGGGCCACCTGGAGTTCTAAATGGTCTACTTAAATGAACTGTGCGACCTCTATGTTTCAATTCCATCAATAAATCTTCTTCGTCTTCAATAGGCGCATCCAAATATACTTCTCTACCTTCAAATATAGCCTTTTTACCCAAATCACTTTCAACCAATTCAGCGTCAGCATCACACAATTCTATTAAATTTTGAAAATACAAAGTACGAACTTCTTCGATTAAATCAAAATAAGACTCGCTATAGGTTCTAAAAATGTTTTCACTAAGTGGAATTTTATTGTCAATATGATAACGCAAATAAGAACTCATCACTGGTTCTATGTTCTTGGGATGTGCCATCGGACACAACGAATCGTTTTCCATTAAGTCATTAAGTTTGATCATATTGATAAATATTAGTTTTATTATAAAAAATAATATTTATATTATATGAACTTTAAAAAACAACTGTTTTACACCATCGTAATTTTAATACTAACCGGTTGTATTTCTTCTGAAGTTAGACCGGCGAAGCAAGTTACAACTGCACAAGACGCTGTTGCTAAACAAGAAGCCAAAGTAGATAATACGATGGTAGAGTTGGAAAAAGTAGAAAAAGGCAAACGTGTACAAGCATCGTCTTTGTCTATAGGTATTCAACACTCTTTGAGTCAAGTAACAAACCCATCAGTACAAGTAGATACCGCTAAATCATTAAATGAGCGTGTAATTTCCATAGTTGGATCACCACACATAGATGAAATTAAACGTATAAAAGCTACCGTTGATTTATTAAACAGTCAAGTTGCCGAGGAAAGAAAGAAAGGCGATCAATTACTATCACAACGTGACGAAATCATAAACAAATTGCAAAAAGAAAAGTCTGCTTTGAAAGAAAAGTATGACGACGAATTATGGCAAATGACTGATAAAGCAAAAGAAATTGCAAAAGAAGCTGATCAAAGCAAGGCTACTTTGGATGCTATGAGTGGTATGTTTGGTCTTAATGCTGTATTTTGGGGTTTAAAGAAGTTCTTTGTTAGTGCAATGACCGCAATTATCATATTTGTTGTGGTATTTGTTATATTGAGAATATTAGCAACAGTACATCCAGCAGCTGGTGCAGCATTTAGTATATTTAATATGATTGGTTCGGGATTACTAAGTTTGGTAAAAGCATTAACTCCACATGCATTTGAATTGGCTAACTTCGCTTCAAAAGACAAAGTTGACGAATTCAAGTCTCCACTTGTTAAAATAGTTGATGTGATTCAAGAACTAAAAGAAAAACAAAAAGAATCTCCT